GGCTGCGCGCCGATGTCCCCTAGCACCGTTGCCGCGCTGACGCCCTGGATGGTGGTTGCCGTCGTCCATTTGGCATATTGCCCGAGCGTGGGCGTGCCGGAATTAGAGACATTACCGCCGCCGGCCGCACTATTGGCCTTGGCCTGCCCCGGCGTAGTGAAATCCCAGGTAATGCTGGCCGTGTTGGTCAGCACCCGCTCGGCTGTCAGGGTCGGATCGGTTGCCGCGACAATGTACTGAGCGCCGACCGGGGCGCCGCCACCGCCACCGCCACCGCCGGTGAGCACACTCTGCGGAATGCCGAGCGCATTGCGCGCGGTGTAGGGGTCACGGGCGTTGTCAAACGCTATGCGAAATGGCGCCCGCACCCCGTTGTCGGCCATGTCATGCTACCGTGCCGTCCTGCTGCGCCTCGATCACCACGCCCTGCGCATGGGTCCACACCGTTGCTCGCGGGATGAAGCGGCGGAACCGATGCAGCCGCGATGACGAGTACAGCGCCGCCGAGCCGGTGATTTCCAGCATGACCGGCGGCTCCCACACAATCCCATCCTGCAGCCGTTCGCGCGTGCCGGCCGCAACCGTGCCGGTAGCATCGTCGCGGGCATCATCGAGCGGATAGGCGTCACTGACGAACGAGCGCATGCCGGGGTTCAAATGCACCTCGGCGGTTTCCATCGTGGCCGGCATATTTGGCCCCTGCAGGCTCGACAGCAGGCCGTCAGGATCAATCGCGCCGATGAACGGACGGCCGCCGACATAGGCAAAGCTGTCGAGGCTCATTGCGGCCGGCAATGGCGGCGTGTCAAGATGCACGTCGTTGACTTCCGCACCATCGGTGTCGAGATCGAGATTAAGCGAGGCGATCGAGCCAAACACCAACGCCGCCACGGCGGCTTTCGTCCAACGGCTATTGCTCCAATCAAAAATCATTTCTCGGTCGTAGGTGTGCGAGGCGGACGAGTTGTGCATCACCCACACAATGCGCGGCTTGTTCACACCGGCAATGCAATGAATGAAGTTGCGCCGCGTCACATCGGTATTGGCCAGCCACCAGTCGTTGACCTTGTCTACGCCAATCGGCGTCACTTGCTGGCCGGTGATACTGTAGAAGCCGTCCTCACTGGCGAAGTAGAGCACGGCGCCGATGCTGTCGTAGCCATATTTCGAGATACATCCGCGATCGTCGAGGATGCGGGAAAAGTTGAAAATGTAGGTCGTGTCGCCGGGCAGGAACTGCATGGTCCGCACTGCGCGATCCTGCAGCACATAGCCCATCTCACCGCCGGCCACGCCCTGCACCGGGCCGCCGTCGGGGAATTCCTGCATGTCCGACAGATTGGTGCCGATGATCCATCCGGTGATGTCGTTGACCGCCGACCAATGAATGATGCGCTTGTTGCTGGGCAGGCCGGACAGCACCAGGAAATCGCCGATCTGCTTGACGTTGGTGGCCTTCGGCGGCGAGCCGGCGAGATCGGCAAAATGGGTGCCGGTGTCGATGTCGATGACCTGTGGGTTGTCGTTCTGCTGGACGGCCACCAGCTTCTGGCCGCTCTGCTCCCACATCCACAGATCACCAGGCGAGACATTGTAGGCGCCGCCGGTGGTGCGGCTAATGTCTACCCAGGCATTGAGGCTCCAAGTGTATAGCTTGGTCGGTGTCCCACCGTAGATTTTCCATTCGCCCGACGACGAGCGCGCCGAGTACAGCCCGCAGGCATCGGGCAGTGGAGCCGTGCCAATCGGCAGCAGCGACGGAAACGGCAGGTAGGAATTCACGCCCGCAAATACGTTCTCGACCTCCGATGCGAATTTGGTATCAAGCTCGGCGATATCGGGCCGCCACTCGCTAAATTCGATCGGCAGCTTCTGCGCGGGCATCAGGCGTTCTCCCGCGCTTGCTTCACCGCGCGCAGCATGTCGGCATACTTGCGCACGCTGCCGTCATCCATGGCGATGATGCGGGCGCCGATCTTGCGCAGCATAAACGAGCCGCTGCGCTCGCCGAGCAGTCCACGGAACAATTGCGGGGTGTGAAACAGCACCACGATTTCCTCGCCGAGTTCAAGCAGCTTCTGCTGCTTTTCCGAGATGTCAAAATCGGCGATCTCGTTGCCATCGCGGTCGAAAACCTGCATCAGAAATACTCCGCGCTACGCACGCTCGGGCTGGTGGCGCCGGTGGTCAGGGCATAGCGTTGGATGATTTCCTGAAACACCTCATCGCGCCGCGCCTTGTAGAGTTGCGCCATCTCCGCATTGCGGCCGTCGCTGGCAGCTTCCACCATCAGCCCGAATAGGTAGGCGTTGGGATATTCGGTAAGTAACCAGTTGCTGTTGGTGTTGGCGCCGACCAGCGTGGGGATTTTCTGGTAGTAGTGGAATTCGTAGGCATTGGCGCGATCATCCACCGGCCGCACCTTGAACGTGTTGCCCTCGATGGTGAACAGATGATTATAGCCGCGGCCCACCGGGGGCAGATAAGCCGGATGCACATAATCCAGTTCCGCGAATGGCTGATGGAAGGTCGGCCCCGGCGTCGCGGTCAACGTCGGCCGTACCGTGCGCCACAGCAGATAGTCGGCCGGCAAAGCAACGTCACCGCTCACGGTGGTGAGCAGCACCGACGCTTCCATCGGCAGCACGCGCAGCCGCGAATTAGCGTCGGTTTCGAACGAGCGCGTAAAACGATCGTAGCGCGCGATGAACCGCTGATTGAACAACAGGTCCGACAGCTCGCTTTTCAACTCGCCGTAGTTACTCGCCATTGTGCCTCACCTTCGGCGGCCGGCCGCGCTTGCGCTTGAGCGGTTGTCGATCGGTAACCTCGGGCGTGTTCGTCCATGTTTCAGGCATGACATCAGGGCGCAGACGCCCGTCTTCGCGGGCTGATGGTGGCGGATCGTCGAAGAAGCTCACGTCCGTTTCCACCTTGAAGAACGGGTTATTCCGCGCCTTGCCGAGCATGTACTGATCGGAGATTTCCACCGGCACGCCGGGCGGAAACGTGACCTCGTTCCAGAGGCATTCGGCCTCGCCGAGCCAAGTGATCCGCGCCATGTCAGGTCGGCCCGAACTTGTAGAACTGCACCATGACGTAAGCATCTCCGGTCGCCGTGCCGGTGATGTTGGCGTAGATATCGGTATCGGCGGCGAGCGGCATCACCAGCGCAGCCAATGGCACGGTGTTCAGGCTGCCCGCCGTCAGCGCAACGGTGGTGACAATCTCCGCACCTCCGGCCGTCGTGCCGATGCTGAATGCCGGCGTGCTTCCGGTGATGGCCGTTTCCACGTTGGTTGAAACCGCCGTGATGATCGCGCCCATCGGCAGGCGGCCGATCTTGACGCTGTAGACGGAAACGCCGCCGATCGGATTGGCCCGACCGGCGACGACTTGGATAACCGAAGCCCCGATATCGCGGGCGGGGATATTCGCGTCAAATAGTGAAGGCATGGTTGTCTCTCCGAATGGGGCGTGGTAAAACCCGACCCATGAAAGAACAATGGAAGCCGGTCCTCGGCTACGAGGACTGTTACGCGGTGTCAGATCGCGGGCAGGTCAAAAGAACAGCGAACTTTGGATCACGATCCAAGGGATTGCTTGCCGCCCGCCCAAAATATGACGGCTACGTCACCTATCACCTTTGCCGGGACGGCATCCGCAAAGACGCCCCCGCCCATAGAATGGTCTGGGAAGCCTTCAACGGACCCATCCCGGCAGGGATGCAGATCAATCACCTCAACGGTATCAAGGGTGACAACCGGCTGGAAAATCTTGAGGTCTGTTCCCAGTCTCAAAATCTGCAGCACGCCTATCGCGTCTTGAAGGTACCGGCTCCCGATAATCCGAGCTTCGGCAGCAAGAACGGAGCCGCCAAACTCACAGAAACCGATATCCCCGCCATCATCGCCCTCTATCGAACCGGCAAGTATCGCCAGAAGGACATCGGGAAGATGTACGGCGTTTCCCAACGGACAATCAGCCTCATAACAAGACGTGAGAAGTGGCAACACGTCCCGATAGGAAACTAGTCCGATGCAGAGGCAAAAAATCCTGTCGCAATTCCCCATTGCTTCAATGCAGTGCCAGCCTTCGGTACCTTGGCAAACATCTTGCCAACGCCGTAAGCTGCCTCGATGCCGGTGCCGGTGATGAAGCCATAGTCATCTTCTTTTCTGA